TAGTAATCGTTAAAAAATTAACTTTTCTTTGAACCACCGAAGGTTACACGAGTCTGTCGATCAATATTGATCGGCATACTTGGGTGCTGTTCCTTCATAAGATCGTTATCTACTGCCTCAACGTTATCCTGACCTTGTTTAACATAATAGTCAGTTCGTTGTTCTGCAATCTCTTCCGGTACCCTAGCCAGCACTAGGCCTCCTACTCCGATTACCCCTTTGTATTTTCCATCATCCACAATTGGAAATTCAGAATCTGGATATTCATCAGCTCTTACAAGCTCGTATCCGGATCTAATTCTTCCCGAGACGTTTTTAGTGTCTTGGAATCCCATAGATTCTACTCTGATCCATCTGTGTTTAAAACCTGTTGGTGCAGGGGGTGCATCTAAAGATGAAGGTGGAGTCCAAACTTTTTTCTTAGATTCTTTTTCTCTTGTTTGACTCGCACGGGATGCTCTTTTATCATTATTATTTTCCATATGCTTATGCCTCCTTCGTGATTTTTAATTGTTTCGCATATTCTTCTAGTGGCACACCTAATTTTTTAGCGATTGCTACCTGTGATGATGTGAGTCTCACAGTCTTGCGACCAGTATTTGTACTTCGCTTCGCACTAGCTACTGTTTGTACGGGTTTGGTCGTTTCCCCTAAATTAGATCTATTTGTATCAAATTTGTGGGGAAATTCAAGTCTTATTCTTTTATCTATTTCAGAATAATACTCGTCAGATTGAGGGTCATAACCTTCCTCTTCTGTAAGTTTCTTATGTAGATCAAAAGCAGTGTAAGTCATAGCATTATCTTGACCAAACCAAGCATTTCTAGATGCCCATGTTTCAGCCTTAGGATCTGGTGTACCCTGCGCTGCTTGTTGTCTATTTAAGTTTAATTGAGGTTGTCTAACCTGTTTAGCTTGAGTGTTATACTCTTCTTGAGCAACTTTAGTTTCTTCAAGTTTAGCTTTTTTATAACCAAGTTCAGAGATAGCTGTTAAAGCTTCTGCTTCAGCAGTTAAATCATTTGCTTCTCTAGCTGCTGCAAGTTTTGCTTGAGCTGCTTGTACTCCTGAAGTAATACTGTCTTCAGTAGACTTCATGAAGCCGGGTTCAAGCTTCGAGATTTTAGCTTCTGCTTCTTGTTTAGCTTGTATCTGTGATTGAGCATAAGTTAAAGCTTCATCTTTTTGTCTCTCTGCTTCTCTCCATTTATGAGTTAATTTAGCTATTCTTCTTTGTACTCCTTCAGAGTATTTTTCTAATTCATTTTCTTTTTCGTCCTTTACAGGCTCTTCTTTCTTTTGTTCTAGTTTAACTTCACGTTCATTTTCATAAGAAATATCTGTTCCATGATCTTTTTCTTTTTCATATGTACGTTTATCTTCAGTTTCTACTTCTGGTGTTTCTATAGATTGAGTTTCTTTTAACTCAACTTCTACATCAGGACCTGATGAATCTATATCAACTGTTTTGTTTTCTTCTACGTCTGGCATAGTTTATCTCCTTCTATGATTAATATTGATGAAGTATATCTTCAGGGTTTTCAATGGTTGCTAAAACTTCATCATCATTTAGCATTCTTATTTCCCCGCCATCTATGTTCATTCTTGAACCTGCATATCTTGCGAAAATTACCCAGTCACCTTTTTTACACCAAGGTCCTTCAGGAAATTTATCTTTGTCATAACAATGTGGACCCATTGCAAGTACTAAACCGCAAGTAGATCCTACTTGTTGTTTTTCTAATGTCTCTTGTCCAATTATTAATCCACCTTTAGTTTTCTCCTTCATTTTAAAAGGAAGAACAACTAGTCTCCATCCAGTAGGTTTAGGTAATTTATTTGATTCTTTTGTTTTTAGACGTTCGTATCCGTCTTCTTCTTTTTTAGCATCTTCTTCGTATTTATCTAAAAGTGCTGATTTAATATTAGGGTCGTTCGAAGTCGACGACGTTTTCTGATCTTTCAATATCATTTTTTGGCTCCTTTGGTTCTAGCAGGTTAGAGATTTCCTGTGATATTTTTAAATAGGCATGTGCCTGTCCCATCATATACTTGTATTTTTCCATATTGTCAATAGCACCACCTATCATGGCATCTGCTATATCTTGATAACATTGTTTAAGATGTTTTTGTACTTTATGTATTATTACTGTTTCTTCTGGTAACATTTTTCTTTCTCCTTTTTTTATGTAATATATTTAATCTTGAATGCCAACACCATTCAACGAGTTTAATAGCATATGTTTCAACAAATGCAACAGCATCGTCTATTAATCCGCAAAATCTATATATAAATTTATCTAACATTTCCAACGTCTTCTTGCTTGTCTTATTCTTGAATTAGGATCATTTCTAGTTTTTGCTGATGACCGTTTTAATTGTCCAAGTGATCTTGCACAATATGACTTTCTACGTTTAGCAGCTGCTGAACCTTTTTTAACTTTACCTGTTACAGCAGTTTTTAATTTTGAACCTGGATTAGCTGCTCTATAAGCTCTAACACCTTTAGCTGTCATACCAGCACCAGATTTAGTTGGTCTATAATTAGCTCCTGGTCCTTTAGTTGTTTTTCTAATAGTCATTATATTTTCTGCATCTCTGGATTATTTGATAGAATATTTTTTTCTGCTCTAGGTCTAGCTAAAGAGTCTTTGCTTCTTTTTCTAAGTTGAGCAATAGCAGATTCTTTTAATGCTTTTTCTTTTCTTAATTTTTGTAAATCTTTTTCTAAGTTCATTATACAAATGTTTTTACGTTTTTTGGTTTGCCACCTGGATTACCCGCTGCTCGTTTTCGTTTGACAGCACTCGCCTTTTGTCCACTTGTCATTCGTGTGGCTTTTGCAAGTGGGACGCATTTTGGATATTTCCTCTTTGAGCCTTTGCTTCTTCCGCAAGGTTGATACTTCCCGTTCTTCTTCGGTGCTCCAATGTCTACCCATTTTTCCGATACCCATTTTCTTAAACCACCTTCTGCAAAATTCCTACGCACAACTAACTCTTCGTTTTCTAGCCATGCCTGCCATCAAACCACCGTTAGCAGCTTTTTTACGACTACCTTTTTTGCCACCAGGTGTAATTTTACCTGAGCAAACTCCTGAAGCATACATGTTTGCGTACGCCGAAGGGTATACTTTAAATTTTCTTTTGGCAGCTGCTTTGCCTTTTGCACAAAGTTTAGCCATTATCCAATTACCTTTTTCTTGTTTTTAATTTTTTGTTTAGACATAGATTTTTTGATAGCCATGTCTCTTTTTTTTTCGTAAGATGACATCTTTCCATCTTTGTCTAAATCACCAATCATTTTTTTGCCGTTTGAACCTTTGGAATACATTTTTCTTGTCATTCCTCCACCCATCATTTTTTTTCTCATTATTTTTTTCCTCCTTTAAATATTTGTGTACCCTTTATACCATAGATGCTCGCCACGACAAGGATCCATAAATTTGTGAACCATTTTGGAAGCTCTGAAAACATATCAAAAAACAATTTTACCTTATCCATTGCTGTTGGATCATCTGATATTACTGCCCACGCCAAAATTCCTATGGGCAAACTTAAAATTATCAAAACCGCTTCGTCCTTCCAGTCCGATTGACGTGCTTCTAATAATTTTCCCTGGTAAGCTTCCTTACCTTCGGCCATACGAGATGCATGCATAAGCTGTGCATCTGACATTGCCATTTTAGTTTTTTGTTTATTAGCGTAAATCTTACTTCCAGCAGAAACGGCTAATTTAATTGCCTGAAACCACATATTAGATCCATCTAGCTTTTTTAGACTTCTCTTTCAGCATTCTTTTAGTTCCTCTAACTTCAACTTCTTCGCCTTTTGCGATTTGATTGAAAGAACCATCAGCTGTTGTCTTAGATCTTGGGTCGATTTCAAGATTCATCTTGTCTTCTGACGGGATCTCAACAATTTTATCTAATTTTTCCATATTTTCTCCTTAATTATTTTATTTTAACTGTTTTTTTATTTTTTGTCACTAACCTTTACGCATAATTGCAACATTTGGCATCATTGAATCAGAACTTGGTAGTGTTTTTGACAATACAGTCTTTTCAATTGATGTATCAGCACGTAATTTTGCTAATTCTTCGTTTTGATCAAGTTTTTTATCTTGATTTTGTTGATTCATCATTGCTTTCATCTTATCAAGGTCCATTCTCTCGTTAGCTTCCTTCTCTTTTCGAGCGTTTTCTTGTGCTCTAAGATCTAACTCTCTTGATCTTAGTTTAGCAATTGGATCATTATCAAATTGTGAAGTAATTTTTTGTTCTTCCTTCATAAATTCCTCCATCATGTCTGCAACTAGTTGAGCTTTTCTTCCCTCAATCTTCTGAGTCATCTGCATAACTTGCATTTGTATCTGTTGTGCCATTTGTGGATTCTGTTGAGCCTGCATTTGCATCATTTGAAGTTGTTGCATCTCATCCCTGAACTCTAATTCAACTTGTTCTTGTGCCATTAGACTAATATGTTCAAAAATATTTTTTTCTAATGATGCCATAACCATAGGATTGTTTCTAGCCATGTTAGTTGCCATAAAATTTAAGTGTGCAGTAATATGTGATCTATGATCTTGACCAGGAAATGCTTGAAAAGGTTTACTACCTAAAGCATCAATGTGTTCTAAAGCAGGATCTTTTGGTGTTGGCTGCATTGGTTTAATTAAAACAGAATCAATATTTTTTACCCCTAATGCTTCATACATATTTCTATACGCTTGATATAAATTATGTATTTGTGGATTTGATTGTGCCAGTTGGAGTTCCGTCTGCGCGAGGGAAATACGCTGTGTTTGAGAAAAAATGTTAGGGTCAGCAACTGGCAATATATCTACACGATCATCAAAGTCTTGTTGTTTAATCATTCTTTGACCCCCAACTACATCATACGGATATTCTTGTGGTAGATATAACTTGAATACTCTAGCCATAATTCTAAATTCATTTTTCAAAGCTGAGTAAATTCTTTTGTGAATCGCAGACATAGTTCTACTTCCTCGCTCTAAAAGAGCGACCGTAGTTCCAACTGCCGCTTGTTGATTTCCATCACCAACTTGTAAATCTGCAATTGATGCAAATCTTTGACCGGCGTTTACTACAACACCCATCAAACTTAATAAAGTCTGTGATGGTTCTTTAAATGGTAACATCATAAACGAATCTCTTAAATTTCCACCAGGTGCATCTACATCTCTAAACTCACCAGGTTGAATTGATTGTGCATCATCTCTAATTCTAATACCACGTTGCTTAAATCCAGCAGGTAAATTAGATAAAGTTCCTGCATCTAGTAATTGTCTAAGTGCACTTGTTGCAGTTCTACTTAATCCACCAATCATATGAATCAAACCGAAACCATAAAATCCTAAACCTGGTAAAAATTTAAAGTGTACAAAATATTGTATTTTTTTCTTTAGTGGGTCACCTACTTCATAGTTTCTTTTAATAGATAAAATCTCACGCGATCCTTCTTCTAAAGTTACAATGTAAGGTATTTTAATTCCTGAGGGCTCACCAGTCTCTGGATTTTCATCTTCAAAACCTTCTAAATCTAAATCCACATGACATTCTAATATTGTATATACATCTTCTTCTTTTGATTTAGTTGTACCTTCCAACTCTCTTTCTTTTTTTTCAATATCTGATTCACCAGTAGTTGGTTTTCCTAAATCTATGTCTCTATAAAAACCTGCTACTTGTTGTTTTCTTAAATCGTTTTCAGAAATTTTTACACGATGAATAATTGCTTCCGCATCATCTAATGAGGTAGCTGTGTACGGAACAATTAAATCATCTGCTGGAACAAACTTAGATACTGCTCTTTGTTCCATGTCATCATAGTAAACTTTTTTAAAAGAAGAACCTGCAAGAGGTAGATTAAATAACATTTGATCAAACTCTGGTTCATACTCTTTCATCTTTTCCATGATTTCATAATTCATAAAATCTTTAACACGTGTTGCTTGTTGTGTTTTTTCAGGAGTTGGTAAACCCATTACTTGTGTTCTAACAGGTCCATCTGCTGGTAATAATTCTTTATAAGCTAATGCTTGAAATTGTGTAACTGCTTCTGCTAATACCGGATGCGTGGCTCCGGAAGCTCCTTGAAAAGGTTCAGTTCTATTATCATACTTAAATCCTAAAAGGTCTAAACCTTGAGTATAAGATTTTTCCCATTCTTTTCTCGATGAAGTATAATCCATATACTTACCATTTAAGTCTGAGCCTAATCTTCCTAATACATCATCAGGTAAAAAATCTGCAAGGTTTGCATAATGATCTTCGCCACCTTCAGGTGACGCTGCTTCTGGATCTAAATTTATATCAACTGATCCATCTTCATTTTCTTGAATGTCAACTGGCCCAAGAGATTCTTCTTGTGCTTCAGTTTCTTCAATTAATTGTTCTTCTACTTCTTCTTGTCCAGGAAGATTAAATTCTTTTCTGACTTCGTTTGGAAGTGCTTTGTCTATATCCGCCATTTATTTTTTCTCCAGATTGTTTGACTGTTTTAACAGTATTATACTTAATATTCAAGCCCTGAGGCAGGGGTCCGGCTTCAGGGGGCAGGAGCCAGGTTTTAGGGTAGCTTAATGTTTTTGACTTGGTCATTGTATTTCCCGAATGTTGAATCTTTTCCTACTTCTGTAAAATCGTCTTGAAACTTACCTAAAGTTATACCTGCTTGTTCTTCAGAATATCCAGGTACATTTCTTCTTTTATAATTATCTAAAGCTACGTAAGGATCTCCAGAATCTATTGCTATTGCTTTATCAGCAAGAGATAAATCTATGCCTTGTTCTTTTGCTAAAGCTTGAGCATCAAAAAAAGCTTTAGTTCCCATCATATATCCAATTGGTTTTATAACCTTGCCGGCTGCTTTTAAAACTTTACCTGTGCCTGAAAGTATTTTATCTTTTACACCAGCTTTTGAAAGACTTGTTGCATCTGATCTAATTTGTTTTCTTAAGGCACTTGCTTGTTTATTTGTTAATTGTTCTAATTTTATTCCAGGTTTCTTTTGATTACTTCCTCCAACTTTTTGACCAACAAATTTTATAGGTGTTCCGTATTCATCTGTTATTGGAACA